CTCAATTCGTCTCCGTGGTTCGTTCGCGTGCCAGGTCAGGCACCAGCGTGATGGTCTTCGGGTTTCGCCGCGCCAGATGAAAACGGATCATCTTCATGGCTTGCTCAAACGTTTGCGAATCGCTAAAGCTTCCGCCATCTGCTTCAAAGTCCGCGTGATGTGCATTGCCAGCCGCTTTCTCCTGCCAGATCATTGCCGCCGCCGCGTGCAGATCGTACGTAGCGGTCCAATCTGGGTTAAGCATCATCTCCCCTGGCGTGGTAGTGGATGGTATTCTCGGTGGTTCGCCGTTCTCATCCACTACAGGGCACGCTTCGATATAAGCGGTCATGTCTGCATCGCTATATACCGAGTTGACGGTCTCGGCAGTCATTCGTCTCAGTTGTCCAATGTTCAGGGTTGGCTTCAGCGTGAGAGTGGGGGGGTTTGCCTGTACTTCGATCAGGTAATGCTCGCTCTTCACCACGCCCGCGCTGATCGTCACCGTCAACAAGGCTTCATAACGTCCAGCCGTTGCGTTCCCAGCCCAGTTATATTGGGCATATCCACTCCCAACGGTCCCAGCTTGACCCGTGATGATCTGCACGCCTGTATCTTTATTCCAAACATCGCACGCGCACGATGATGGCGTTAAAGGCGAAGCGCCATCGATGTCAAAGACCTTGACTCTGAACAACTGCGAATTATTGACCTCAATCGGAATCAACTCAATCGTCATGATACGTTCCTCGTTTTCACTCCGCTCAACTGCTCTTTGAAATCTCCAACGATCTGATCAAACGTCTGTCCTCTGATCATCGCGCCAGCCTGACCGACAAAAACCACAACGAATAACGCCTGCGCCAAATCGGTCTCGATCACCTGCGCGATGGCGTACCTGCGTTGTGCCGCAAGCGCCTGCGCGCTGTCGGTTTCAAGCGCCTGTCCAACAATCAATGACTTTCGGCTTGTGATCGCCTGCGCCAGATCGCTCTCCACAACCTGCGCAATGACGATCCCAGTGAAGACCGAAAACGCCTGCGCCAGATCAACTTCCAAAACCTGCGCCAGCGCATACCGTCTCTGCGGCATCAATGCCTGCGCCAGATCCGTCTCGGTCACCTGTGCAAGAGCCTTCCTCTTCTGCCTGCTCAATGCCTGCGCCAGATCGCTCTCCACAACCTGCGCCAGCGCGTATCGCCGCGCCGCAATAAATGCTTGAGCAATGTCGTTTTCCAACACCTGAGTAATTGCTTTTATTTTGTAGAAAGTCAACGCCTGTGCAAGATCAGTCTCGGATACCTGTGTGATCCCATATTTCCGCTGAGCGCTTAGCGTTTGTGCGCTATCCGCCTCGAACACCTGGCCAATGACCCTCGACTTTCGACCCGCAAACATCTGTGCCAGATCGCTCTCCACAACCTGCGCCAGCGCATATCGCCGTTGTGCGATCAATGCCTGCGCCGCGTCCGTCTCAGTCACTTGTGCAAGAGCCTTCCTCTTCTGCCTGCTCAATGCCTGCGCCAGATCAACTTCCAAAACCTGCGCCAGCGCATACCGTCTCTGCGGCATCAATGCCTGCGCCGTGTCCGTCTCGGTCATCTGCCCAAGAGCCTTCCTCTTCTGCCTGCTCAACGCCTGCGCCGTATCCGTCTCCGTCACCTGCCCGATCGCAACCGTCTGCCCCGACGAGATCTCGCCGCCGTAAAAATCATCCACCACGGGCGCGGTATTCAAAATGGACAAACCGAAATACCCTGCTGATGCGTAGGTGCTATCCGTGGTGGATAGTCTATCGTTCCATGCGCCACCTGTATAGTGGAAAGCCTTGATTGTTGATCCCTGGCATTGTATGCCGAGCTTTTCGCCCGATGCCATTTCTTGGTCAACAGTGGCAAGTTGAGTCGAAACGCCGTTATCCACGCGGTAGATACGCATCGTGTCGGTCGTGTTTAGCGGATTCGAGCGCACTTCATAGCCATCGGTCGTCACGCCCACGAGCGTTGTCATGCGGGCGAAGATAGACACACGGTCATTCAACCCGCCCTTCGTTGCAAGCGTGAAATACGCCTCGACGTCCGCCCCGCCTGCGATGGTCTCATAGGCCTCGGCATTGGCTGCCCCAGCCACATTACCGACCGCGGCGTTCGATGACACTTTGCATCCATTCGAGATCGAAGTCCACGACGCGGAAAGCGGCGGTCCTCCGTTCGCACGGTTGAAATCATCAATCAGAGGAATGCCATCACCGAATGCCATTACTTCACCCTGCCATCCAGTTGATCGAAACTCTCTGTTGCTCCGCGCGGTCGTTTCCCCTCGCCATACACGACCTTCCCATCTACGACATCGGGCATCCGCGGACGATCGCTCGTCAATCGTCGCATCTCTGACCGTGATGTGATCTCAGTAAAACCGCCCGCCTCGCGTATCATCTGGACGATCTCAGGCGGCGCAACAACCTTCACCAGCGCGCGGTTATCGTCCGTCTCGATGAAATCATAATGCCCTTCTGCGAGTTTGATCGCCTCATGGAAATCGAAAATTGGACAGACGCGTGTTGCCTTACACAGCGGGTCAGACTCGATCCGAAAATCGCATAGAAACCACGCGATCATTGATTCACGCACCTGACGGAAAAAATATCAATCGCCTCCCACACCATACCCGCAGGACAAGTAAAGATGATCGGAGTCGGCGTCGCGGTTGCTGTAGGGGTGCGCGTCATGGTCGGCGTAACCGATGTGGTAGGAGAAACGGCAGGCGTGGAGGTAGGGACAGAAGCGCCCTGCGGCAACGACAAGATTTCCGCGTCACTCAAAGGCGAAACCCCGAAGAAAAAAGCGAAGGTGTTGAATATCAATCCATTCGCCACGCTCCCCGAATGACCCTGCCCAGGCGAGCCCAGCATTAGGCAGTGATACTCGTTGCAACTCGTGGGCGAGATCGTCTCGCCGCCCACGTGATACGCCTGTGTTGGCACGAGCGTCCACGGCACGAACACCGCGCCTTTTTCCGCAGCGAGACTTGCAAGTCCCTGATTGAACGCGGAAATGTTGGCGCTGGTCTTGTAATAGGAGGAAGGCAGTACGCCGCTCATCAACACGTTCGACGGAGCGACGCCTGCCGCAAGGATGCGATCCAATTGTGTGCGATAAATGCCAAGGATCGTCGGCACAAGATTCGGCGCAGGGTTGGGGTTATGCACATCGTTATGCCCCAGCATAATGACCACCTTGCCGATCTGCCCCGCATTGATATTGACCAGCAGGTTGTTGGTCTGATTCGCCATGTTCGCTTGCACGGTATTACCAGGGTAGGCTTTGACATAGGCAAAACACGTCGCGCCAGGCCCGAAGTCGAGACCGCGCAATGCTTTGCCGTACTCGACCCAGTTGAACGAAGTCGAATCGCCGTAGCCAGAACAGCGATACGGGCGCGACTGCGAATCCCCGATGACGCCCACGCCCGTCGCTGACTGCAAGGGTGGGCTGGCATATGCCGCGACAGTCGAAGAGACCACCGCCGCGATCAAGACCAGTGTCAAAATAGTAAATCGTCTCATCTCCGTCTCCTCACGAAGCGCGGTAAAACCCAGCTGTCGGCACGTCCATGATGATGTCGCTCCCATCGGGAGTGACGGCAAAATCGTGACAACTGATCGGCACGATGGTCGTATCCGTTCCGCCCGTTGTGTCTGGGTCGTAACACACCAGCACATCCGTCCACGCCGTGCCTGCCGCAATAGCGGCAAAAGTTTGATCTGGGATCACAAGGTCCACGCGGTCGTTCGTATCGTCTGGTGCGAACGCCGTAATGTCCGCATCCGTCAACGTCTTGCGCACATAGTTCGTGTTCGTCACCTCGTTCGCCGTGCCGCCCAGCAACGCCGAAAGATCGTCGCGGTCCTTCATCGTCGCGTCTGTGTCGCCATTGGCGTCGATCACCACGATGATCAGCGCGCTGTTGGCGGGGTCGTTGAGGTCCACGCGGTTATACAACTCCGCCGCGCGCCCCTTCGAAATGTTGAAAGCAAAATCGGCCATCTCAACCTGCCTTTACTTTTTCTGGATAGACTCGCGTCGCGCCAGCCACAGCCTTATATTTCTCATGCTGTTTCGGGTCCAGCGTCACGTTGAAATACGTCACGTTCTTGTATCCCGCAGGCTCGTTATTATCTGGGCTGGGTTTCCCCTTATGCTTCGTCGCGATGTGCAATCGCGCCAACTCGCCCTTCTGGTCGTCGCCCAATTTCTCCCCGCAGTGCAGGCAATACCGCCCAGGTCGCCGCTTGATCGTATAACGGAGCGTTTCGGGGTACAGGTTGAAGAACAACTCGTCGTCTTGCATCTCCATCAACCCCAGCGTCAAATACTCCGTCACTAGCCAGGTCGAGAAGTACTGCTTGGGCATTGTTCCCGTATCCGCCAGAGAGATGTAATCAATCTTCGGCGGCATGATGCCCGCCTTATCCACTTCCTTTTGGATGGCAATCTTCAACACGTCCTCGTCCGCGATCCCCAGCGCTTCATATTTTGCCCGCGTCTTTTCATTTACAGTTTTTTTCTCGGCTTCATACCTCGTCAGGTCAGCCTCATCGTAGAATTTCTTCATATACATGGTGTTTCTTCCTTTCGGTATGGTGTCTTTACGGTCACCGTCAGACATATGCTGGCGTTCCATCCCTCACATACAGGGGAAAGTTTTTTCATGGTTCTCCTCAAGGGTATTGCCGTAACGGCATATAACTCACGTGATGACCTTCCCCTGGATCACCTTCGATCCAGGGGAAGGTTTATCCATTGGGCTTTACGCCCTCACATACTCGATGTACGCGGACCCAACCAAACCAGCCGCCGCGCCCGTGGCTTTACTGATCGTCAGAAATTGTGAGGTGGTCCACTTCTTTGCAGATACGCCATTCGTACCCTGGTTCTCGATGTTGTCAGCTAAGATCACCGCTGTTCCAACATCCAAACCATCAATCAGGGTATCGTTCAGCGTTGTTCCATTCGCCGCAATTCCAGCATCCACGGTACAAGCCGCAGTGGATTTGATTGTCACGTCAACGATCAAACGCTCGACGATCAGATCTACGCCCTCAGGGTTCGCAAGTGAAAGCACACCGCCTGCGGCATCTAATGCCGCCAGCGCAACCTTCAAAGCTCCATTTTGTTCAGGCATGTCTTTTTCTCCTTTACTGATTACTGATTACTAATAGGTGGGGCTTACGCGGTCAACACCGCGAATGGGAACCGCGTCGCCGTAGTCTGGTTCATTCGATTGATCGGATTCGGCAGGGCAAAGCCCAGGCGCATCACAGCGCGCAACGCCACCATATCCTGTTGAGCCAGGTTGTACACAATGTTTCCCGCGCCGTCCTGGATCACAGCCTGGTCAAGGATCTTCCACGTGATGTCCTGGCGCATCGAATACACCAGTTGATTCCACTGACCTGCGATCAACAAACTTTGCGCCGCGTCAATGGAACCGTCCATCGGGAATTCCAACGGTGTGCCATCCAACTCGTACGCGCCGTGACCTTGCATCGCAGGCTTGAAGATCGGCAGTTTCTCGACCGCCGAGCGCACATTGCGCAGTTTGCCCTTCATGCTCATGTGTGCCAGCACACCCGTCACCATGAATCCATCCGCCTCGGTCAACATGAACAGACCGTCGTCGCCATTCGCCTTCTCGCCCAAAATGGCTTCATACAAATCTGTGTACGCCGCGGCAGAAATCGAATGGCTCGCCGCCACTGCGCCAGCCTTCAGACCAGCCGCACCCAGATTGGTCGTCCACGTGGCTGGGATATTCGTCCCATATAAAACAGCCTGGGCGATTGCTACATCGAACGCGTTTTCGAGCTCGGGGCGCACCTCGCCCCAAATATCGAACTCGGCATCGTCCAACACCGCTTCGGGGATCGGCACGATCACCGCCAGCTCCTCGGCGTCAATGTACTTGTTCGACCAGTTCACTTCACTAGTCTGCTTTTTGCTGTTATCGCCGCTCACAAAGTAGGCGGTCGCCAGCGCAGACATCACGGGTAAACGACGTTGCGCCCGACTCATATTCGGC